AACACGACCAGAGTGGAATTTTGTTTTAACAAATTTGAAATGAAAGTTAATGCCCCCACGCCACATAGTAAATGGAGTAGAGACATAAGCTAAATGACTAGGTGCTACACTTGTATCGTTAAGTTTAATGTTAAATACAGCTGGAGTGATAGGTGTTACATATAGTACGTCACCCGCCTTATTATTTGCAGTCCAACTGAACCGCTTTATAAAGCAAGGCGTACGCGCTACGTGAGCTATAGTCATCTCATCGACATCAGTACGAGTAAGAGCAGGATTAATTTCCAACTCATTAATCGCGCTAATACCAAGAGAATGGCTCATATCGACTCCATCTGCATTGGCCATAAACCTACTACCTGTTAACTTATTTAAATGTGGCGCTTCCACTGTTGTTGGTTTTGACCATCCAAAATGTTTTGCAACATCACGGATAGTGTTAGAAACCCACAACGCTGGACGCGCGTAATTACTAACTAAGGGAACATCTTGAAGGGGGGCCAACACTGACGATACACTAGCCGCAGCAGAGCTTATAACTCCTGAACCAGCTGAGTCCTGAATTGCTTCAGTACCAACTTGAGCAGTTGCTGCGATAGGCATAGCAGTAGGATATTTAATTTTAATATTCTTAAAGTTAATCCATAAAGTAATATCTACAATACCACCTGAGACTGTATCTACAAGTGGGGAGTACACTACTACTTTAAATCTACCTATATGACCAACACCATTAGTTAAATCGCTAAATAAGTATGGTGAATAGTAAGGTATGCACATGGTTGCCTCAGTGCAAGTAGATAAATCTAAATCTACACGAGGCGAACCAGTAAGTGGTACCAAACTAGCATCATCTATATTGTCGCGATCATCGTAATATTTCTGTCGATCAGATCCTAAATATTTATATCCAGGAATGTAAACTAATAATAAACGCCCAGCTTGAAAAGGTTGAGCGTTGACTTGTAATTTTAATTCTACATCAGCCCTGAAACCGTAAAAACGTTCGCATTTCGCTTTATACATTGAGTTATTCATAATCGGATCCAATGGAAGGTCGACTGCTATAAGCGTCTTCCCAGCATTGTCCGTTGCTTGCCATTCAACATTGGAAATGTTGATAGGACGTTGTAAAAAGTCAATGATAGAGTGATTGCGACCGTCATCCACGGAAGTTAGATATGACATATCTAAGTCTAATGGGTCTGTATAAATACTAGTGGAGGGGGTCATACCTTCAGAAGAGAAAGTAAGGATTTGTTGTTGTTCATGTGTCATGTTTGTTTCTTGAAAATTTGCAGGTGAGTTTCTGACCTATCTGACCACCTAATCAAAATAGGACATTCGGACTAATCTAGATTTCGTGGGGCTGCCAACGGCCATCTTGATAAGTAAAGTTAAATAACTAAGCCTTAAATTACTAAATGCATTAAATTAATTTTTATAGTCCTAACATTATAATCTAAAGATCAAATTAGTAATTAACCTCAAAATCTCCGCCAAGCTCCTCATTTCTGAGTTTCAATAGCGTGGTTGATCTTGAGTCCGGGTTAAATTCAATTCCAGTACCACGGGTCAAATCGAGACCAAGATTTATCATCTTAGATCTCCATTTAGAATCCGTGGATTTATCATGCATAGCCAGTTCGGTTAATCCGCCGCTGATTGTGTCAACACAGATACGTAGAGGTAATTGATTACCAACACGTACCCAGTTAGGTGCATCCAAAATAACATCGATGTCAATTGGAGCGACCCACAATCCTACGAAAGATTCAAACCTAAATTTCCTTTTTAAGAACGAAACTTCTTCAAGAGTCCGTGCTTTAATACATTCTCCTGTTTTAGCTTCGTCAGTCATAGTCATTTCCAGGTTGCGTTTCAAAATCGGGGTGAGAGTTTCTTGATTGTAAACATCAATAACCTCTGGTCGTATATTCATTATGAAGTCATCACCATAAAAAATAGACGAAGTATGCTCAAAAAACGAGTTCATTGTAGCATACGACGTACCATTCATTATGTCTAGCCAAG